GCACTTCTATCACAAGCATATAGCATTCTCAATGAGAGACGATATGCTATTCGTGTTCGAAACGAGAATGATTGGAGTGTCGCAAAGGAAATATGGACATTGAAAGCAGCAAACGGAGAATATACTGTTTGCCCACCATTTCCAGAAATGCCGGAAATCTCAACAGAAGATATCATAACAGAAGCAAGAAAACTCAACGAGTTTGTTTCTAAGGGATGATAGGCATGGCATCCAAGGAAGAGATACACGATTTTTCTATGGCGATTGAAGATTTAGTATGGATGAAAGATATATCTTACATGGATGCTATTCTTCTTTACTGTGAGGATACTGGATTTGAGATTGAACTTGCTGCTAAGATGATTAGTGGAACTCTAAAGTCCAAACTAAAGATAGAAGCAGAGGAACTAAACTTCTTGCCCAAATCAAATACAGCAAAACTGCCAATCTAGAATGAAAAAACTTTTATCAGCATATGGAACATATTGCTTGTTTCTTGCTCTGAAAAGTCACTTCACTCAAAATACAACGGTAAAGTATCCGCATCACAGGATTCTTTCATGGCTCGCAAAGACAAACTTCAGTTCCAACGATTGAGTAAGAAATATTCAGAGGAAGAACTTAGGAATGTCTTTGTAGCCAACTTTATCAAAGGAAAGCAATGGTCGATAGAGATGGTTGCTGAAGAAGCAGAGGATGTATATCATGATTATCTCAAAAGAAAACAATCACTTTCATATACATTTTCTAATGACCTTGATAGGTTGTTTTCCGAGAATGATCCAGTAAAGGTATTCAAGCCAGGTGCAGGAATACCACCAATCCTAAACTATCTTATATCGGAAAGGATATCACCCGAGACATTTACTATATTGGACAGATATACCGGTTTTGTCAGAATATTAGACAAAAAACTGGTTGACGATTTTCTATGGCAGAGATATAATACTCTGTCTAGAAAACTCCATCCATTTCTTGAATATGATGGAGACAAGATGAAGAACATACTGAAGGAGAAACTACATGAGTATGGATTTTCCAGAGAAGAACAAAAAGAGAGCCGAAAGACGCGCACAGAAGAGGCGCAAATACAACGCAGCACGAAAGATTGCCAAGCAAATCTATCATATGGACAATGAAGAATGGCAACACGACTTTGCTGCAAGACACGCAGACAATCTAGCTAGTTGCTCATGTCACATGTGCGGTAATCCTAGAAGACACTGGAAAGATACTACTCTACAGGAGAAAAAGTTTTATTACCAACACATCGAAGAAATCTATTGACAATCTTCGATTATCCTGCTACTATATACTTTCACATGATGATTTATGTGGACAAACTGTTATACAACGCTCATACATTGGAGAACATACATGACAATAAACTTCTCTTCACTAAAGAAGAACTCTAACACACTCGACCGTCTTTCTAAAGAAATCGAAAAGTTGAACGCACCCGCCAATACCGAAAGAAAGGGTGATGACCGCTTTTGGAAGTTAGAAAGAGATAAGAGCGGTAACGGCTCTGCTGTTATTCGGTTCTTACCAACACCCGCTGTTGACGGTGATGATGCTCTTCCGTGGGTTAGAATCTTCGATCATGGGTTTCAGGGTCCCACTGGCAAGTGGTATATTGAGAACTCACTGACCACTCTAAACCAAAAAGATCCCGTCTCTGAATACAATACGCAACTATGGAACTCGACAACTGACGACAACTCCTGGCAGCGTAAACAGGCTCGTAATCAGAAGCGGCGCCTTCATTACATCAGCAACATCTATGTCGTATCTGATCCTAAGCATCCAGAGAACGAAGGTAAGGTGTTTCTGTTCAAGTTTGGTAAGAAGATTTTCGACAAGATTACGCTTCTTATGAACCCCGAATTTGAAGGTGATGATCCCGTGAACCCCTTCGACTTCTGGAAGGGTGCTAACTTCAAGATTCGTATTCGCACGGTTGAAGGTTATCCTAACTATGACCAATCTGTGTGGGATGCTGCGAAGCCTCTTTCAAATGATGATGAAGAACTTGAGTCTATTTGGAAGAAAGAGCATTCTTTGACTGCGTTTCTTGGAGCAGAAAACTTCAAGTCTTATGATGAACTCAAGCGCAAACTTGATGAGGTTCTTGGCACAACTGAAGATGCTCCACCAAAGGTCACTTTGAAGCAGCCTGTCAGCAAGCCAGTCAAAACTGTTGTTGAAGATTCGGGTGATGAACCCTCTTTCAACATAGATGATGATGATCCTGAGCTTGAAGATTTCAAGAAGTTAGCTTTAGGTAGCTAATGATCTTAGACTAAACTCTCTTTCATAGTATCAACTTTAGGGGAGCCATTGAAACATATGGCTCCCTCTTTTTTATTATCCGGAATACTTACCCAGATCATAATGCCCACCAGCCTCAAGTCCAGATATAACTCTAATAAAAGATGGACATGGAGACAATTCTGTTATTGGTGGTGGCGTATAAAGAGGATTACTCATTAATGGACTAGAAGCTGACATAGAACTCTGTTGTGGTTGCTGAACCTGCTCATTGGTGTTGTTTGTATCATTGGGCGTGACAGTTGGTTCAAGATCATTTGGATTTGTTCTTAGATCAACAGTACCACCTTCAGCCAAAACAGGAAGTCTTTGGGGTGTTATCTGTATCTTTTTGCTTTCTGGAGAATATGATGCTGTTTCTTTCTCCGTATTCATAGTAAATAGAGGTCGCTTATTATCATCTGTGACAATCGCATTATCACCTTTCAAAGGACCATCAGGAAGAACTTTTATCTTCTCACCACCAGGATTAGATGGTACACTTTGAGTCTTTGGATCTGCTGGATGATAGGATGATTTATTTTCATCAGTATTCATGGCAAATATGGGTTTATTACTTGTATCAGCAACCACACCATCACTACGCACAGATTGAATAGGATGTGCTTCTATCTTATCTGTGGTTAATGTCTCTTGCCCACCGTCTGCCATGACATTTATCGTTGGGGTTTCCGCTTGTATATTAGACCCCTGTTCATAAGACAAATTCGCTTCTTCGATTTTCTTCTGTAAACTATTATCTATTTGTGCTTCTTGAGTTGGTCCTTGTGTCGCTGGTGCTGCTGATGCCTGTGCTGTTTGTGTTGCTGGTGCTGCTGATGCCTGTGCTGTTTGTGTTGCTGGTGCTTGATCGGGTCTATCGGACGGCGCCTCACTAATAGACTGCATTTCACGCTGACTCAAAGGAGAATATCCTTTACTCACATCAAAACTTTCATATTGCTGTCCTAATCTAGTTGTGTTCCAAGTTGAAGGATCTGCATTAGGATCACCTATACCACTTCTTTTGAAGTTGGTGAGTGTTAATCTGTCTTGTAAATCTTTATCGAACTTCATATCTCCCCATTGATCTTCGGGTATACCCATAGCCCTCAGATTTGCTATTAGAGTACCTTTAATCATCTGACCAGAACCTACCGCCGAAGTTCCTAATCCAGGAGAATGTCGTAGAGATCCTTTTGTTAATTTTATTAAGTCATCCTGCAGTTTTAGAACTTCATTGATGGACATTTCTGTAAGAGGTTTTGTATATCCCATTTCTTTTAATTGTTGACTATATTTTCCTGTACCACTCTTACCTCCAGAGTCACCAAAGATAACATTTGGATCTCCAGATCCCTCTCGTTTTGATATTAAATTCAGTGTTGCTCTCTCACGAGGTGAAAAGTTTTTCGAAAATCCTGTTGAGGGTTGTAAATCTGTTCTAGGACTTTCTCTTATATTTTTTTGTTGTTCTTCTTGTGATTCCGATTGTCTTGTTGTTGTTTGATTCAAGAGTTTGGATTCTGTACCTAAACTTGCCCTTGATATAGGTTGAGGCATAGCACTATCACCTCCACCAAAACCTGGACGAATAATCTGTTGCCCTCTTTTAGTAAGTGCTGCTAAAAAACCACCAACATCAGGATCTCGCTGTAGGTAATATTTGGGAAATAGGGCAGAATACTGTTCGGGTGTTAGAGATGATAGCAAAGAAGCACCAGATGAACTTCTGGTCAAGTTTGCCCTATCACCCACACTTAGTTTTCGGAGATCGTTGTAACTTACTGCGACGTTTGATCTGAAATCTTTCTTAGCCATTTGTTATCTTCTTTTCCTTAGCATTGCTTGATCACGCGCTTTTTCATCTTCTTGTTTGATATATTCAGCCAGTAGATCAATATATATCTGTCTTTCCCAAGGTATCATAGATTCTAGTTCAGTCAGACTATATTTGTGATGTTGCATCAGCGCGAAGTTAGTCTTGTAGTGGTTCATCAACTTATCATGACCAAGCATTAGTAAAAAAAACTTTGGAATTCCTTATATTCGATGTTATGATCAAATCCACATCCAGGGCATTTAGCGTGTAGTCGTACCAGAAATCCAGGGAAGTTATCAACGAACTTCTCTAGTTTCAGAAACTGTTCCTCTGTCATATTCTCAATAAACTGCTTCATCTCATCCCTGGAGTAATCTCTGTGAGAATATACTTTATCGCCCTGAATGATCTGCTCAACGCACACAGCAATGATCTTTACCTTGCGTTCCAGTTCGTTGTCGTTCTCATCCAGCATCTTCATAATAGAGTATGTTGGATAACGCATCTTCACTGTCAGCCCCTTACCAAGATCAATGGTGGGTGATACCTTCTCTTTATAGTCAATCTCAGCTTTAGATATATCAACATCAGCATAGAAACTCTTGTTACAAGACAGTTCGTTCTCTAACACATTCTGACACACAAATCGGACTTCTACCTTGTCACCAAGAGACTTGGCTCTAAGAGCAACGATAAGATAGTCCACATCAAAGAACGGTAGTTTGTCCACATCCACATCGTCTAGAATACAGTTCTGAACAATCTGTTTGGTCGTCTTTACTATATCGTCTTCATCTTGTGATTCGGTAGCCATCAGTAATAACTTTTCTTCTTTCACCAGAAAAGGTCTCACTTTGATTTCCTTACCACTTGATGGAAGTACCAAATCATAAGTTGGTAAATCAATCTTTATAGGTAACATAATATTCCTTTCATATTATTCTCAATAATTATATTGTTGTCCGTATTTGTACCAAAACTCATATGAGAATGACACACCCAATCTAAGAACTTCAGCATCGGCCCATGTGACGGCCTGTGGTGATACCTGTGAAGGAAAAGCATTTTGTAGTGTAAATACACAAGAAGCAAACTCGCCATTGATCTCAGAAATATTGTATATCGAAATATCAGCCCGAACATCATCTCTATAATTCGCATTATATGTATCTATAGGATTGATATTATTTACCCATTGATCAAAAAATGCTCTTTCTATTGAAGATGCGCGAGTAATAAACGTCATTTGCACAGGATCATACTTTGCACCCCTTATAGGTATATCATATGAATTACCGTGATATCTAACCTCTACACTCTCTATTGTTCTGCCAGGAAATTCGGTGGATTCACATAGATACATAAGGTCTCTTGTAGTATTTCCATAACTATAGCCATTAGTGAATGATGGTACTAATCTACCTACAGGATTTATGACAGCTAGAAATCTACACGCTTTACCTAATCCACCATATTGTGAACTAATAGATAGAAATTGATCCATTCTTACTTGAGTTGGAGCATTAGGAATATAATAACTATGAGTCATTGTTTACCTTCTTAAAATTATTAGAAGTTGAATGTTCCGCTGACGGGTCTATTGTTTGCGTCAGATAAAGCGATTAGTTGATTTTGCAGAATTTCTTTCAAAGATACAACATCACCCATTCTTCTGCTACCATTTGCATAATAATAGAAGTTATCATCCATCTTTGTTTCTATCCAATTTTGGACTTGCTCTTTAGTTATATTCTCTAAGGATACATATTCCGTTTCACTAGGTGGATTTAATTCAATAACACCGTATAATGTTGTTGTGTTATTACCGTCATCTGCATTTAGAACCCAATGGACGTTTTGTAGAACATCAACTAGACCACTTCCAGGTACTTCTGGATTTGCTCCATAGAGTGGTATCTTTGTGTAAGACGGAAATTCCCACGTGTATGTAACTGCCATTTTGTTATTTACCTCTTATGAACAAATATTTCGACAGGCAGATTGATAGCATATTCCCATTCGCTTGCTATAATCTCTATAAACTTGCTTTGGACATGACTGAATAGATATCTCTTGATACAATCGGCTGAACGCCCTCTTAATCCTTTAGTGTTAGATAATAACTCATATGACAGTTTCAATCTGGTTCTTTCATCCATACGAGAGTTTGTTTTATATTCCATAAGTTTATTCAATAGAACCGACCGTTCACCCCATGACAAGTAATGAAGATTTAGCCCAAGAAAGCCGTCAGTATAGCGTTCAATAGGAAATACTAAAGGAAATCTATCATAGACAGGTAGTGTTTTCTTGTGCTTGGGATCATACCAGAAAAAGAACATCTTGCCTATTACCGTTGTATCACGCGCACGATCAGCATTACCGACAATGTTTCTTCGGTAACCTGCTGCGCTACTAGCCTTGCTTTTGAACCAATCTAAGGATTCTTTTTGTTTATCTGCCATATTGTTATTTATACTTTTTACTTGACAAGTGGTTGACAGTATGATATAAAGGCTATGCCATCGATAACATGAATAGCTATTTTCTAGTCCTATTGAAAAGATCCTCTTCGGTGATAAGTTTGAACTCCCATCCGCGATCTAAGCAATATTCGTTAGCATATTCCCACTTTGCTTTATTGATACCCCATGTCATAACCTCTGTGATATATTTTCTTGTCTTTCTACTCTGTACCTTAGGTTCTGATGTTTGATGCTTAGGTTTTACTTCTAACAACATTGTGTATATCTTTCCATCCGATTTTCTTGCTTTGACGAGAAAATCTGGAAAGTATCTGTGATATTTACCATCTACAGGTGATAGATATGGTATAACTATTTCTTCACTTGACCATTCTAATATATTGGGATTCTCATCTAAATAGTTCATCACCTTGCGTTCCCAGAGGGAGCGGAATATAATATTGGTTGGATCACCCTTGTATTTCTTTGGATTCTTTGGTGAGAATCTACCTTTATATGCCATTGTATAATGTTTCTCCGTGAATACATATAAATATATAGAATATCTATTTCGGAGAAGATTAGATGGCTGATGGAGACAATGGAGACACTTTATCTACTGGAATTGTGGGAAGGGTATTGGAAGGTACCACCGAATTTATAAAGAAAATTGTACCAGATCCGACAGGTTATCGTGATATATCAAAGTCGGCTGGACAATCAAACTATGATTTCAACTATCTAGTATTTCCGGAAGATTTACAATCAAATCCACAGCTTGGCAACTGGATGATGATCAATATTAATATTCCTGTTAAGGGTGCATTGAGTGCAGCGGCTGGCAAACTTCTAGAGACCGCCGGGCTGCTGCGAGGACTTACTATAACAGGTAGTAATGTGGGTGATATAAGAAGCGCATTTGATACCGCGTCAATGATTAGAACATCTACTGGTGGTGGAGTATCATATTCAAGAGTTGATCAATTAAAATTCGGATTAAATGGTGGAAATCGATTTGGCGGTGGATCTAGTTCAACAGCATTAAATAGACCAAGTTATAGTATTCCTAGAGCAACGAGAAGAATAGCAAGTTCGATTTGTATATTCATGCCAAATGGAGGATTAACATATCTACACCAAAATCAATACGCAGAAATTGAATTAACACCGTTCGCGGGAAAAGCCATACTTGGTGGTGTTTCAATGCTGGCAGGATTAGCTGCGGGTGGTTTGGGTGGTATAAGAAAAGGATATGGTCTTGGTGCTGCTTTAGGTAATGTGGGTGCAAGAGCAGGTCAAGCATTATTAACGGCTTCTAAAATAGCTGGTATGCCTATTAATCCTCGCGTTGAAGTATTATATTCACACACAGACCTTCGCAGTTTCACATTTGAGTTTCTTATGTCACCGAAAAATAAAAGCGAATCTGTTGCGATGTGGAATATAATAAAAACTCTCAGACAACATTCGGTGCCTGAACTTGATCCTGCGACTGGAGGTTCAACCTTTATACCACCCGCCGAATTTGATTTTACTTTCTACCATAAAGGTAAAGAAAATACAAATATACCCAGAATCAACACTTCGGTACTTAATGCAGTAGAAGTTCAGTATGATCCCACAGGAACATTTGGCACTTTCAGCAATGGTCATCCTGTTGCGGTCAGACTGTCTCTAAGATTTACTGAAGTTGAACCTCTACATAGAAAACGTATTCAGGATCAAGGGCTGTAAGAAATATGTCAATCTTCTTTGATAAGTTTCCATTAACCCGGTATGATATCAACAAAGATACTTTTGCAAGACATGAGCAGTCTGTAACAAATATTTTATTTCGCATATCGGTGATAAAAAGTGTATTGGATAACATCTCAACATATTATGAGTATGATATTAGTAACGGAGAGACACCGGAAATACTAGCAGATAAGTTCTATGATAATCCAGAACTACACTGGGTTATACTATATGCTAATGACAGATTTGATCCATTCTATGACTGGCCAATGGACTACAATACATTCAAGAGTTATATAGCGGATAAGTATCGTGCTATCGCTGGTGGTGATTCTCTTTCCGATAATCAAGTTATAGCATGGTCTCAAGATGAAACGCCCAGCAGCAATAGTATTCATCATTATGATAAAATCGTTGAGAGAACAGAAAGCAAGACTGGTACAATAACAACAGAAATATTTGAAGTAAATAAAGCAAATCTGACAATAGATATGGCTTCAAGTATTGATGTTTTACCATATGATACTTACGATACATTACCAGATGAGGGTGCTTATATTAGTATAAACTTCGGAAATACTACTACAACTCAAAGAACTTATAGACGCGCTGTTAGTTATTTCACATATGAAGATGAACTAAACGAAAGTAAGCGAAAAATAAAGATTATCAAGAGAGAATATATGCCGTTGATATTGGAAGAATTGTCCGAACTCACGGGGCAAAATAGTAGATCCGGATTTCGGAGACTAGCATAATATGTTGGGTAATTATTTTAATGTTGCAGCCAATGAGCAGCTTGATACAGACATAAAAGTGGAATTTGAGAACAACTCGGGTGGAAGCATCATACTCAATGACTTTAGTTTCAAAGAAGTCATCTTGGGTGAAAGTCTGCTAACACCTGGATTACAGACAAGTGTGGTATGTGATAGTTATAGACATGGAACAGTAAAGGAACTAGATAAACTAAAAGGTGCATCTGTAAGTATCGTAGCAGGTAATCCTTTATACGGCGATGTCTATTTTGATACAAAACAAACAATATATAGATTAGAAAATAGATTTCCCATCGATACTAACAATGAAGAAATGACATTTCGTGCTTGTGATCCTACCATGTTAAACAATGCTATTAATTTAGTAAGTAAGTCTTGGGGATGTGCTAAACCTTCAGATGTTGTAAGATATGTTATGAGAAGTTGTTTAGGTGCTAAAAATATTGATGTGGAAGATGCTAATCCTGCAAGAGATTACCTTGCAGAAAATATTCATCCCTTTCAAGTCATCAGTCAACAATCAAATCTAGCATTAGCAAAAGATGATGATCCATCATTTATTCATTATATGACATATAAAAAAGGAGGCACACATCATTTCAGATCGTTGAAAAGCCTCACACAACAATCACCTGTATGGCAATATGAAGAAATGCAAGCTGATACAAGTCCAATAAAAAATCCAAATGGTATGTTGAGTCATACATTTCCTTGTGATTTTGATTTATTATCGGATTTATTGAATGGTATAAGTCCTGATGGAAAAAATATAAGTTCTGTTTTATTATTTAATGAAAAAGATAAAACATTCAGTCTTGTGGGTAATCAAATAATTGGATGTGGTATTGGTGGTGGTCCTGCTAAACTAGCTAAAACCAATGTAACAACAGCGAAAAATCAGAACGCATGTAATGATAGTGTAGGTCCTATATTAATGTTACGTCAGGCCAGAATGTCATTATTGGAGAACGATAAAATTATGTTGAGGATGACTGTTCCATTCAAACCCGATTTACATGTGGGTGATGTTATATCCGCTATCTTTCATAACAAAGAAACTAAAGAATGGAATTATGGTAGTGGAGATTATCTAATTCTTCATTTGATGCACAATCTAAAAAAAGGTGGATTTGCCACAACGACCATCAGTTGCGTGACTAGAGGTGAGCCAACGCAAATGTCGCCCGCTATGAAAGAAGCAATGGCAATGGAAGGTAGAGAATATTAATGCGTAGACAAAACAACTTCACAGATGGAATGTGTGTTGGTATCGTCGTGGGTGGTGATATCAACGATCCTGCTCCAGATCATTCGGGTGGTATGAGAATATTCATACCAGGACTTCATGGTAAAGATGTGCAAGTAAAGCATCTGGCGTTTTCTTCTATGCAAAAGGCAGCAACTAATCTGTCCCAGCAAGCATTTGAGGGTGTTTTGGATCCTGGTTCTGTTGTATATGTTCGTAAAGATACAGGATCTAACATGTGTCATATTCTCGGCACAGCAAATGAAATCTTTGATCCTGATTCCAAAATACCTGGTGCGCTTGATCTGGTAAATACACTACCACAAATACAGCAAGCATTGAAGAAAACTATCAATATACGCATACCTCCACAAATACAAGAACAGATGGTAAATGGTGTGCGTGTTAGAATACCACAAGAAAAGAATGAACTACATAGACACAATCTATTGGCTGGTATACCTGCAAACGGTGCGATATATTCTTTAGCGGGTTCTATTGTTCCCAATGTTGTCAATGTTTCTACTGCTATTCAATCATTCAATAACATACTAACACCAGCGATTGCTAGTTTATTGCCTGGATTGAATGTATCTATGGGTAATCTGTTGACTTCTCTAGCAACAGGAAAACTAGTTGGATCACTAGCGGGTAATATCGTTGGTGCTGTTACTGGCGGTATATTACCAAGTCAAATAGTTGGTGCGGTAGGATTAGCAGCAACGACTATGATAAC